CAAAGTGGGTTTGCTCCACTTTTTCAAAGTGGGTTTGCTCCACTTTTTCAAAGTGGGTTTGCTCCACTTTTTCAAAGAGTGGATTCCATAAAATATATAAATAAATCATATTAGTTTCTTCATGACTCATAAATTTTACTTGTAAATCGGGCCAACATTTTGTATTTAAATATATTTTTGATAAAATAACATGGTCATTAATTAATATTTTTAATCCAATTGGGTCTTCTGTATCTTTTAAAACAGGACAATCAAATATAAATTCATAAGGATATTTGTGTGATTCTAACCATGAAATAAATGATAACTCACTAGTATATTTATTTGATTTAGTTAATGGTAATAAATTATGTAAAAGTTCTTGTCCAATTGAACAATCAATAGGTTTTATTTCTGTTCCATCTACTCTCAATAAAGAATGGTCATCTGTTACATCAACTGTACCATTACCAGTAATAACACGAATTAATTTTTTATAAGGCGATAACATATGTCGAATAATACGATATAATGTAGTCCATCCTTTATCTGTCCAAGTTTGAATTTTTAAATGGATTGAAAATAAATTACATACTTCTTTATCTTGTTTTCCTTTTTCTAAACAAGGAACCCAGACATTACCACCATACTTTCTTGCCAATTGTTCAACAGTACATATTTCAACATTACCCATTTCATCTCGAATATAAACTGGACAATAACTAGCTACACTATCACCATAAATATATTCAGCTTTTGTAAGAACTGGACCATGATTTAATGTATCACATATTTTATTTTGATAACATTCTTCAATAACACGTTTAGCATATGTTAAAAGCATTCTCCCAGTAGCAGTACATGATGCAGCAACATCTTTTTCATAAAATGTACTTGTTTTTGCTCCACATTGTCCATAAAGTGAATTAGCCGTTAATTTATAAGCAAGTTGGCGTTTATCAAGTACATTTTTCATAAACTCATCCGTTTGTAAAGGAATTAATTTCCGAGTACTTTTTCGAGCTTGAAGCAACTCTTCTAAGATAGATGGCATAATAGCACGTCGTCCTTCAGGAAATTGTGCAAACCTACAAATTTTATATCCACATTTAATTTTCTCTGCAGCAGAACTAGCACTTTTTCTCACATAATTAAATGTATCGTAAGTAATATCAACATATTCATATCCTCCAGGCAAATTATCATAAATAAATACACCTTCTGAATCTGTGTTACCGGTAACAGAAATAAGCTTCCCTAATAAATCATATTCTTTTGTCCATACTTTTGAATCATGAGATAGATTTTCACTCATCATAGAAGACGGATATAAAGATGCATAATCAACACATGCAACTGGATTATCTAAATATAAATCACATTTGGGTTCTAAAACAATCGCCCCTTCATATCCATCATTAGATTCAGATTTTTCCATTACAGGAATCAATGTCCCTTTCTCTCTACATTTTTTTGCAACATAACTAGTAAGTTTTATTCCTTGACCACGCAAAACTAAAAAGTTTATCGGAACACTGCATATTTTTGCCATTTCAATAAAACCAGTTAATACATCTACTTTATTTACAATATATTGAACTAGATTACAATCTTGAATACAATATTTTGCAATAATAGCACGGTCTTCATCTGAACCATTTGTCATTCTAAAAATATCTTGAGGGGTTACATCATCTTTTGCTAAACACCATCTTATTTTTTTAATACAATCAGGCTCTATGATACCATCTACAATAAAAGATTTATTTGTTTTATTTATAGATAGAATACGATATTTTTGACCATTATTATAGTAATCTACCGTATGTCCTATTTCTTCAAAATGAATAAAACTATTTATAATTAATCCAGTTAAATTAGTTGATGTAATAATACTTTGATTATCTTCTTCAAGTATCATGATTTTTTTAACATAATCTCCAATAAAATGTCCAGCAACATAATCTAATTTATAGGATGTCAGATTTTCTTCTTTTCTAAAGAAATTATACATATCTATTTGTAATCTTCCTGTCATTTTAATATATTTAAAATCATGTTGTCCAGATGCTACAACAATACTACTTTCTTCTAATACATATTGACCCGTTTCTTTATCACGATTACCACAAATTTCACCTTTATTTCTTGATAATTGTAAAAAGGCATTTACACAATCTGTTTCTTGAGCTCGACAAAACATGAATTCATAATCAAAGCCAAATATATTATATCCAATAATAATATCCGGATTTTCAGTTTGTATAAGATTTGTCCATGCTAAAAGAACTTCACGCTCTGTTTTAAAACAGTCTAATTGAATATTTTCTCCATCTAATGATGCAGAAGTACCTAATACAGCACAATGATTTAAATAAGGTTCTGTTTCTCCATATCGTAAAAAGGTTGACCCAATAAATGTTACTTTGTCACCTTCTAATTTTGGAAAAATCGTATTTAATAGTAAATTTAGTTCGATTAATTTAGATTCTCTATCAAATTTCTTATCACATAAAATATCAATAATAGATTCTTTTGTAGCTTTAACTATTTTTTTCGTAGTATTATCTTCTTCATCATCACTATCATTTCCAATATTTTCAAACATTGTAGAAATAGATTGTATATTTACATTTTTTGTATATTTTTTTACAGGTTCATTAAATATTTCAGTTATTCTTGCATCTAACCATTCTGGGTCTAAATCACCATCATCTGCATGTTTTTTTGGATAAACTAAATCTATTTCTACCATTTTATCAGATAATCCAAAAGCACTAAATAATATTTGTTTTAATTTTTGTTTGCATACTTCTGGAGTAATAGTTGCAAGTTTTTCAAAATATTCAACGATATTAGTAGCTAATTTTTTATAAGATTTAATGGGAACTGGGAAATCACCATGACTACTACTAGCTTCAATATCAAAACTACATATTTTATAGGGAACTCTTTTTTCAAGTGTATGTAATGGCATTAAATATTTATAATGAATCATATATTCATTATCACATGTAGTTTGTTTATAATCATTTAAAATTTCAATAGTTTTATTTTTTGGAAAGGATATCCATCCAGAAGGACTAATATCATTAATATGAAAGAAACGAAGTAAAGGTGGTATATTAGATTCATAAATAAATAAAGATTCTTGATTAAAATTAGTATATCCATCAGTTAATAATTTATAAGGGTCATTACCATACCATAAATTTTTAACTTTATTAAAAGATTGAATATTTTTGAAATAAATAGAAACAAATTTATGATTTTTACCTCCATCAAAACCATATAATTTTTTTTGTTCAACTAAATGACTAGAGCAAATAGAATCTTCATAATATTTTCCAATTTTACTTTTAATATGTGAAATAAATGCACGTTTTGTTTCTTCTGTCCAAGAATCATTTACTTTAATATAGAAGAAAGGTTCAAAATCAGTGGCAATAATAGAGCAAGTACGTCCTGTTTCTGATATTCCAAACATTTGGATTGAAAATACTGCCTCATCTTTTTTATATTGCATAACTTCTTCTTCTCCTTCTCCATATTGTCTTGGTTTTTCATTATATACATTAAAATCGTATAATCTAAAAGTGTGTTCCATTATATTATTTATTATAGTAGAATGGAATAAGTTTAATTCAATTTTTAAATTAAAATTATTTTTCTTTATATTCTTTTTTATTCTTTTATCTTCTCTTGGTTCGCTTGGTTCGCTTGGTTCGCTTGGTTTTCTTGGTTTTCTTGGTTTGCTTGGTTCTTCTAGTACCACCATATTGTGTTCCTTTAACATGTTTTTTATTCTGCTTCTTCTTCTGTGGATGCTGTTTCTTTGGCGGATTCTGTTTCTTTGGCTGATTCTTCTTACCAGATTTAGATTTAATCCAATCATCAAATTCTTCAATAGTTCGCCCATCATTATATTTTTCAATAATACCTTGACTTTTATTAATATATCGCAAATCAGGAAATCCTGTAGCAGGTTCACCAAAACCATCAATTTTATTATGCAATTCTGAATCTACACGAGCAATCATTACATCATTTCCATAATTATTATTTTCAAGTTGAGACCATATAGGTATAGTATCTTTACAATGCCCACACCAATCCGCAGAAACAAATACAAAAATATTATTACCTTTATTAATAGCATCATTTAATTTATCTAGTAATTGTTCGCTTTTTTTCTCAATTACAATATTCATATATTATATATAGAAAATGTTAGCAATAATTATTTTATTAATAATATTTTTATTTGGATTATATTATTTAAATAACTCATTTATTGAAGGTTTGAATAATAGAAAACATAAAGTAAATTCTTGTCCTGATATGTTAATACAAGATGGCTTAAAATTATATCTATATAATTCTAAATTAGCAAAAGTACCTGGAGTTAATCCAATTGAATTTAATAATTTAGAGGAATATGTAGAGTTTACTAAATGGCAACGTAATCAAAAATTAAGATGTCCTGTATTATATTTACAACATACTTTTAATACGCAAGGTGAATCTACTTATAAAATAAGACCAAGTATTCATGATATGCAAGGTGGTCTGCCGCCTAGTAAAGATATGCCTAGTAAAGATATGCCTAGTAAAGATATGCCTAGTAAAGATACTAATATGTCTAGTAAAGAAAAAAAATCTAAAAAACAAGATAAGAGTAAAAGTTTAAGTCAGAACCAAGACCGTAGTCAAAGTCAATCAAATACAACTCCTATCCCTCTACCTAATATAAATCCAAATTATTTAAAAACGAAACATTTTTCATATTTAGTAGATGCAACACGTGATGATTTGCCATATAATATAAATTCACTACCTTCTTATGATAGTTCAAGTTATTATATTGATAAACGAACACCTTTAGATATTATGGATGAAAAAGAAGAGAATTTATTACATAGTCCAAATCCTATGGATGCTAATTGGGGAGGTATTGAATATACTCAAAATTTAGTAGATTCTGGATATTATGCTGGAAATGAAATAAGTAAAGTAAGTATTCGAATTTAACTTTTCTGAATAAATTGTAATACATTAGGTAATGCATTTTTACTTGAGGTTAATATATTAATTTGTTCATAAACTTTTAAATTTGACCCAGATGAAGCATCTTGTGATGAATCTACTTGTAATAATAGTTGAATAATAGAATTATTTAAAACTATTTCATGATTAGTTACCATTGCATCATAATCTGATTTATATTTAGATATATTCAATATATCAGTTAATTTTCCATTTGCATTTTTAATTCCAGCAACAATATCTTTAACACTACTACCACTTTTTGTTTCAAATCCATCTATAGTTTTATTATATGCTAAATAAACAATACCACCAAAAATAACAATAATACAAAATAATTTTAGATTGTTTATATTTATAGAGTCCATCTTATTATATAATATTATAGTAAAAATTTAATAATATTTTCAGGTATTGTTTTATTTATTTTTCTAGTTTGATTTTTAGCATTTGTATATGTAATATTATGTAAACATGTTGGGTCAGATTTAATACATGTAATAAGATTTTCTATTGTTGAAAATTTTGTCATGATAGCAATAGCAGAAACTGAACTTATTCCTGGTATTTGACAAAGCATAATTTCTGAAATATTTTCTGGAGTAATATTATCTTTTTTAACCTTTTTAACAACTGAACAATAATTTGATTCAACTACAATTAAGTCATTTACATTTGTGTCATTTGTATTCGCAGCATAATATGCTTTCCGTGTATTTTCTTTTTGTATTTTATTTGCCATATTACAAATAATACTAGCAGATTCATCAATAGTAAAACTTCTTACAACTGAAAATCCTTTATAGTATTGAAGAGAGAACATGGCAGAATATAGCATAGTTTTATTTGGTTTATTATGAATAGGTCCTTCAAGTAAATAAATAATATTATGATTATGCAATTCAGAATTAGTTAAACGAAAAGATTGTTCTTCATATCGTCCATCTTTAATACTCGATTCTAAATCAGAAATACTTTTTCTCTCTATAATTAATATTTCTTTTCCTAAATATTCTAAAATAATATCTCCAATAGGTAATGCTTCAATTGTTATTGTAACATTTTCTGGTAAACATTTTTGAATTTTTGCAATTAAATCTGTTTCTCTCATATCTATTTTAATATTCATACCACTCTAGTAAGAATATTAAAAAATGTTTATATAGTTTACTCAATATACATAGCTAAATATGCTTAATACATGCTTAATACATTCTTTAACCCAATGTACCAGAATGAGTAGCAGCATAACTACCTCTTCTATATTGCCAAGGATTTCGGGTTGTATTAGCCAACATAAATGCCAATGAAGGTATTCTTTGAGGAGCTCTAGCTAAAAAGTTTCCCATATTTCCACGTGTCCAAGTTGCACCATATGTAACAATACCTGCCTTTTTATTACCACCGCATGACCCACCTGCAGCACAAGTTCTATTTGTTATAGAGTCAATATTTGTTGTTTTTCTTGCACCAGATAAAACCATTAATCCCATTATATATTTCCTTAATATTAAAAAAAATAATATAGATATAATATGTTAATTAATATAATGGACTATAAACAAATAATTCACGACGATGATATTATTAAAGGAGAAGATGGATTAATATTTAATCCGTATAATACAGCAAATATTGAGATTACATTGAATGATGTTCAATCTATTCTTACTAAATATGGTGTTCCTGGAAATGTAGATAATTTAAAATTATATCAACGAGCATTTGTACATCGTTCTTATACAAAAAGACCACATTTAGAAAATGCGGCTCAAAATATAACAATTGTTGAAATGCCTCCTAATTGTATGTCATTAAAAACAAAGTCTAATGAGAGGTTAGAATTTTTAGGAGATGGGGTCTTAGAATTAATTACTAAATATTATTTATATCGAAGATTTCCTAAAGAAAATGAAGGATTCATGACTGAGAAAAAAATAGCTATTGTAAAGAATGAAGCTATTGGAAAAATAGCAATGGAAATGCATTTAAATAAATGGTTAATTCTTTCTAAACATGCCGAAGAAAAAAAAATTAGAACTAATTTGAAAAAATTAGGTTGTTTATTTGAGTCCTTCTTAGGTGCGCTTTTTTTAGATTTTAATAAACAAGTAATACGTGATGAAGATGGATGGTTTCAAAATATGTTTGTTACCGGGCCAGGATTTCAAATAGCACAAAAGTTTGTTGAAAATATATTTGAAAAACATATTGACTGGGTTGCCTTAATTCAAAATGATGATAATTATAAAAATATTCTGCAAGTAAAAATACAAAAAGAATTTAAAGTAACTCCACATTATTTAGAGATTGAACATGATGTAGAAAATGGTTATAAAATGGGAGTATTTTTATGTATAGGACAATCTATATATAATTGTTTAATAACAGATGCAATTCATATTGATAGTTTAAAAACATTTAATTCTATACAAGAGTATATTCAATCTCATAATAAAATATTACTTTTTTTAGGAGAAGGAATGCATAAAATTAAACGAAAAGCTGAACAAATTGCATGTGATGAAGGATTGAAAAAGTTATCATTATATTCAGTATAATTAAGTAATATTAGTATGTATTATAATATATTAAATTTATATAGGGTATGAGTCTTTTAGAAAGATTAAAATTAAAACCAACTAATTTAAATACTAATTATAGATTCCCTGTAAATATTCCGATTATAAAAGAGCTGACTTTTACAGAAGATGATTATTTAGAATTTGCTACATTATTAGACAATAAAGGAACTGATAAAGTTAGAAAAGATATGAGAGAGAGAAAAAGAGATGTCTTGGAAGAAGAAGTGGTCAAAGAAGTGGTCAAAGAAGTGGCCAAAGAAAGGACCAAAGGAGTCCCGGAAGCCAAAGAAGTAGATATAGAAAAAGAACTTAAAGAACCAACCGAAACCGTCATTAAAAAGGCTAGATTAAAACGTGCAGTAAAAGGAATTTCAGTGTTAAAACCAAAAGATTGGGTTCCTATTGATGGTGTTTCTATACAAGCTTTGGCAGAAAAACGTGAACCAGTTCGTGTAAAAGCATCTAAATATTATTTAAATAATCGAGAAAAATTTATTAATTTTATAAATTCAAAATTCAATCATTATAAACAAGAACTAAAAGATAATAAAGATAATATTTCATGTGATTCACAATCTTCCGAGTTTTCTCTCTTAATTCATCAACAACTTGTCAGAGATTATTTAAATTTATATTCACCTTATAGAGGTTTATTACTTTATCATGGTTTAGGTTCTGGTAAAACATGTACGTCCATTGCAATTGCAGAAGGTATGAAAAATGCAAAAAAAGTATTTATTCTTACTCCTGCATCTTTAGAAGAAAATTATTTATCTGAATTGAAAAAATGTGGTGATGATATTTATAAAAAAAATCAACACTGGAACTGGATACCATTACCTAGTTCTCAACCAGAATTAGATACATTATCAGCAGCATTACAATTAAAAATAGAATATATTAAAAAAGCAGGTGGTGTATTTTTAGTAGATAATACGAAACCTAGCAATTATAGTTTTTTATCAATTGAACAAAAAAATAATCTAGATGAGCAAATAAATCAAATGATTAAATCTAAATATGAATTTATACATTATAATGGTTTAAGACGTGCTAAATTAGCACAATTAACACATAATTTTGAAGTAAATATTTTTGATAATTCTGTTGTGATTATTGATGAAGCACATAATTTTATTAGTCGCATTGTAAATAAATTAGAAAAAGAAAAATCGATTGCTTATGATAAAAAAGGAAAACGTACTATGACTGCAATTGCAATGTCGTTAATATTATATGAAATGCTTTTAACTGCACAAAATAGTCGAGTGATATTATTAACAGGAACACCAATGATTAATTATCCAAATGAGTTAGGTATATTATTTAATATTTTGAGAGGATATATTTATACATGGGAAATTTCATTAGAAGTAAATCCAGGGCAAGTTATTAATAAAGAAATACTTCAGAATTTATTAATTAAAAATAAAAATATGGATTATTTAGATTATTCAAATAAAAAATTATTTATTACACGAAATCCATTTGGATTTGAAAATAATTATTTAGGAACATCCGAATATATTGGTGTTTCTAGTGAAACAGAAAATAAACGAAGAAATATTGTTCCTGTTGAAGAAATGTCGAATGAAGCATTTGAAAAAAATATTATTAGAACATTAATTAGTGCAAATATTACAATTTCACCTGGACCAACCTCTGTTATTATACATCCTTATAAATGTTTACCAGATAGATTAGAAGATTTTGTATCATTATTTATTTTAGAAGATAAAACAATTAAAAATCCAGAATTATTTAAACGTCGTATTATGGGATTAACTTCTTATTTTAGAAGTGCACAAGAACAATTATTACCTAAATATGATGCAGCTGAAGATTTAAATATAATAATGATTCCAATGAGTGATTTACAATTTACTTTATATGAATCTAAACGAGTAGTAGAGAGAAAACAAGAAAAAGGACAAAAGGTTGCACCTAAACCTGGACAATTATATACAGAACCTTCATCAACATATCGTATTTGGTCAAGATTATATTGTAATTTTGTAATGCCTACAGAATATCCAAGACCTATGCCTGATGGGTCTGAAGATAAACCTATTGCAATCGAAATTGTATTAGACGAAGGTGTATTAGACGAAGGTGTATTAGACGAAGGTGTATTAGACGAAGGTGTATTAGATGAAGAAGAAGAAATTATTATTAAAAAGACAGAGAGAAAGAAAAGAGTTAAAGCAGCTGAACCAAAAGAACCAAAAGAACCAAAAAAAACAAAAAAAACACAAGAACCAAGAAAACTACAAGAAGAAGGTAAAGGAAAAGAAGGCAAAGATGACTCGGGAGAAGAGGAATCGGGACAAGATGACTCGGGAGAAGATGAATCGGGAGAAGAAAAATCGGGAGAAGATGAATCAGGAGAAGAAGAAAAAGAAAAAAAGAGTAAAGTTATCAAAAAAAGAGCCGTTAAAAAGGCAGCACTTACAGATGAAGAAGATGATTTAAATAATTTTGAAGACCCTGAATATATTGCAGAAGATGAAGAATTAGAAAAAGAAGGTAATTCAACTTATATTGCAAGATTACAATCCGCATTACAGTTTTTAAAAGAAAATGCATCAACTTATCTTACTGAAAGTGCATTACAAATATATTCTCCTAAATTTTTAGAAATGTTAATAAATATTAATGATGAAGAACATATAGGATTACATTTAGTATATAGTCAGTTTAGAACATTTGAAGGTATAGGTATTTTTCAATTAATATTAAATTACCATGGATATACCCAGTTTAAAATTAAAAAGGATTCTCAGGGACAATGGATATTAAATATTTCACCAGAAAATCGTGGAAAACCTACATATGCTTTATATACTGGTACTGAATCACGTGAAGAAAAAGAAGCCGTGCGTAATATTTATAATGGTGATTGGGAATCTACACAAGATTTATCTCCCATTTTAATTGAAGAATTAAAACAAATTGCGCCCAACAATAATTTAGGCGAAATCATTAAAATATTTATGATTACTGCATCTGGTTCTGAAGGTATTAATTTAAGAAATACACGATATGTTCATATCATGGACCCATACTGGCATCCAGTTCGTACTGAACAAGTTATTGGTAGAGCTCGACGTATTTGTAGTCATAAGAATTTACCCCGAGAACTTCAAACAGTTGAAGTATTTTTATATTTAATGAAATTTTCAGATGAACAAATTGCTTCGGATAAATCAATTGAATTAAAAAGAAAAGATTTAAGTAAATTAGAATATCCTATTCCAGGTTCTAAAGATAAAGCCAAAATACCATTTACTAGTGACCAAACACTTTTTGAAATTTCTGCAATTAAAGAGAAAATAAGTAATCAATTATTAAAGAATATTAAAGAAGCCTCTATTGATTGTGCTACTTATAGTGATGGTAATACCAAAGAAGGATTAAAATGTTTACAATTTGGTGAAACAGATAGTACAACATTTTCATATAATCCAAATATTGCTTTAGATAATAAAGGTACTATTGGACAAACAAATAAACGTGCTATTGAATGGAAAGGACAAAAAATAACATTAAATAAAACATTACCTGATGGTACAATTAGTAAAGTTGTATATGTATATAGAGAATTAGAACCTAATAGTGGTAATTTATATGATTTAGATAGTTATCAACAAGCAGTAAAAACTCCTGGATTAGAACCTACTTTAATTGGAACTATTAATTTAAAAACTAAAAAAGTGGAATATATATGAGCAGTCGGGTAACTTTAAAAAATAATCATAAAAATTTAAATCCCAGAAAAAGTAGATATGCAAAAAAATCAAGAAAACATAGAGATAATTTTGAACAAATACATAATTGGTCAAAATTAATGAAAGAAGCACCTTCTTTATTTAAAGGTAAAGATATAGTTGTTATTGTAGATAATAAATGTGGAAATATTTATGTAGATTTTACAAAAGTATCTGCTCATTTATCATTGCATTATTTACATAATAATCTTAAAAAGGAAGAATGTGAATATTGGACAAAATCTAAAAAAAATAAACAATATTCAAATATTCATTATAAGATAGATTATGAAGATAATCCAATCTATATTCCAATTTATTTAAATTCAAAAAAAAAATTTACATATAACTCTAATAAAATTATTGAACCTAAACATCGAAAACTTATTGAATGGTCTATAAATAAATTAAATACTATACATTATTAGGAAATGTATCCCATTTATCTGTACCTATATCTTTATATTCAATAATATTATCATTCAATATTCGTATTTCAAATACTTTATGATTACTTAACCATTCTTCTTGTTTATTTTGTGGAGTATTTTTTGAAAAATGTAATTTATTATCTACTATTGGGGTATAAGTTCCAAATATAAAATCAGCCAATGGTAATATGATATTGAAATTTCCTTTAGATTCTCCTTTATTCAAATGATGTAATGTATGATACCAAAATAAATATTTATATATTGGATTTGATGTATTAGGTTGAAAAAAAGGTAATGGACTTAATATCATATTATTTGGGTCATTTGCAACAATATATTGTTGATGATAAGTAGAATGAATAGAACTCCAAGTCCATAAATATAAAACATTAACTAAAATAGTTGTAGTAATTATTATATACAATGGTATTTTATTAACAATTGTATATTTCCATAAAATAACTGTCCCAACTAAAAATAATAGTAATGTCGCAATCATTTCCATATGAAGCCAATTAAATATTAATCCTTCTACTACATGTTCAGCAGGTAATGTTTGGTCTAAATATGTTTCTTTATGATGTTGTATATGTGAATTATTAGCAGTCATACCCATCATTTTTGAAAGAGAACCACCAATTCCTAATCCATGCATAATATATTTATGTAAACTCCATTCTATAATTGATATATAAACATAAACAAATACAATATACTTGCATAAATAAGAGCATAATTATTTTTATTCATATACCATTACTGAATATTTAAATGTAGCATAATTTTATTTAATTTATCTTTTATTTCTTTTATATCTTCATCAATTGGTTTAATTGTTTTTAGTTTGGAAAAAATAGAATCTGTTTTTTTTGGTAATGATAAATCAGCTAACTCGTTAGTAGAGGAGGAAGAATTTTCATCAAAAAAAGATTCTATATTATTAGACCATGTAATATGTTTAGTTAAATCAACTGATTCTTTTACTGATAATTCATGTGTTTCTTTTCCTTTTAAATTAACTACTTGATTACTTTGACTACTATGAATTTGTTCAATATCAAAATTTCTTTGTGCTAAAGTTTGCGCAATTAAATTTTCCATTTCTGCGCCAATTTTAGGTTCATCTTGTCCAGAAGTATCTGTAAAATTAGGTACAGCTGGTTTATTTAATGTCATCATACTAGTAAATTCATTTTGTTTTTTATTAAATTCTTTTGAAAAGGAATCCATTCTCTCTGTATGCAATTCTTCAGCTGTAATTGAATAATTTGTTGGTGTATCTTGTATTTTTAATTTGATAGGACCTTGGTCTTGCTGTTGCTGCTGCTGCTGCTGCTGTTTCATTTCCATATCTTTAATAATTGTTGTTATAAAAGTAGTATTTAATTGATAAAGTGTTTTACCAGAAGATTTCTCTCTTTCTTCAAATAAATGAATATATTTTATAAATAATTGTTGATTTATAGATGGGAGTTGTTCTCGTATAATTTCCCAAAGAATGTCAATATTTCCTTTTGCTAAAAACATATATATTTGTTGCAGTATATATGTTTATATCTCTTCATCTATTAATTTATTTATTTGACTAACTTTATTTTTTAAAAATGAAGAATTAATACTTGGATTAAATTCAATAACTACATTACATAATGTTTTTAGAGTAATATTTTTATCTTTTTCTTGAAACATTTCTAAATAATTATTTTTATAGTAATCTAATTCCTTTTGTGAAAAATGTAAATAATTATATTCATTTGTATCTGTTAAATACATTATATAAATATCTTCAATAACTGAATTACTTTTAGAACTTTTAGAATTTGATGAATATTTACTACCACCATATGTAGTACTAAAAGAATCAAATATAAGTAAAAATAAAAACAACCCTGCACCAATTATAATACACCATGGTGGAGTATTATCAGGTTGGTGTATATACATTATTCCTGGTGGATTATAATATATTCTTGGTTGCTGTATTGGTTGCGGCGGTATTACTAAATTATTTGGAATAATATTATTACGCAGTGCCCTACATACTGGGCAAATGTTTCGTCTTGATATAATACATCTTGAAGTACATTCATTACACATAAGATGCTGATTTGTACTTGCACAATTAAAAATACATACTGCATCATCTTCTATTTTTTTGTCCATACATATAGTACATTCATCTCCTTTGTTATATTCTCCTCCAATTAATTTATGTATATTTCTAGTTTTATTATTTCGTTTAGTTCGTTTATTTCTTTTATGTTTTCTAGTTTTACTATTCTTCATATTCTTCATATTCTTCTTCATATTATATATCTTCATTAAAATATATTTTACGGAATTTATCTACAAATTTATCACGAATAGTATGAGTTTTTAAATAATGACCTGTTAATTTATCTTCCAACATATGAACTATAAAATAAAGTGAATACATACCACATGCAGAACTACCTAATTGATGTTCTACTGGATAATTATAATCAACTTTAAAAGTAATAGGTATTGCTAATTGTGTTCCTTGTTTTACAATTCTATCAATTAATACTTGTATTTCTTTATCAGGCATATCTCCAGCACTATCAAAAACAAATATATCTTTCTTTTTAATATTAATAAACATACTTAACCAATGTTCGCCTCCTTTATCATGTGTATCTGTATTAAATATAATTCCTATTTTAGTTTTACCAGAAGCAATTTGTTCTTTTAAACTAAATTTACATAATTCTGGCCAAACACATTCTGAACCATACATTTTCGTATCAAAATCAATAGGTGAAGGTCCCATAAATTCAAAACATTTATAAGCTCGTTCATATTGTTTCATAACATCTAAAATATCAACACTAGATAACCATTCATTAGGTTTTTTTTTCCATTCTTCTGGGGATTTGGGTGCAAATGAATTACGTAATTCTTTATCTAATTTACCTTGTACAAATTGTTGTTTTAACCAACAAGATTCTTTATTGCAAACATTTTTCAAATATACTTTAATTTGAGACCAAATATCTTTTGGATTATTACTAACTATTTTCGCATCAGAGTGACGTAAATTCCATAATTCTTTTAATTTAAATAAAGTAGTATCATCTAAACAAGAATAATCTTTTTTATTTTCTGGATTTGGACTACATTGAAGATTTTTAAAAGTGGTTGCCGATTTATTAGAACCATTAGAACCATTAGAACCACCTTTTTTACCTCTTTTACGAGTACTTTTGGCCTTTCTTTGTTTAGACCTTCTTCTCATTACTATTATCAATATTATTATTTTTACCCTTTTTTTGAGTCGGTTTATTCTTTTGGCCATTCTTTTGCCCCGGCACATCTAACTCATTCTTTTGGTCATTCTTTTGGTCATTCTTTTGCCCCGGAACATCTAACTCATTCTTTTGGTCATTCTTTTGGTCATTCTTTTGCCCCGGTTCATTCTTTTGCCCCGGCACATCTAACTCACTTTTTATTCCCTTAAATCGTAATGCAGGGTCTGTCAAATTAACTTCTTTTACTTTTGGAAGAATTGGTGCGGGTTTATCTGATTGAATAATAGTTCGTTTCACCATTTTTTCTAAAGAATTAGGTTGATTATATTTTATTTGTCGAGTAATATATTCATTAATTTGTTGTTTACTATTTTCTACATCATAATTGCACAATTCTTCTGAAGGCATATTTGCATAATCTTCTTGCAAAATATCTGTTGTATCTACTAGTTTAAAATGTTGAATACAATAGTTTATATAATTATCAAAAGCATTATTGATATCATTAGAATCAGATAATTCATTATGCATTAATTGTTTTGTTAAATCATAAATACGTTTTTTATAAAAATGTTTATCTTTTAAATTATTTGCTATTTTTACACCATCTTTACTAATATATTTTAAATAAGCTTGTTTATTCATTAAAAATTCAAGTGTAATTTCAGAAGTTGAATCATAAATTAGTGGTTCCTTAATTAGAGGGGGTTGTGTTTCTTCTTTTCTCTCTTCTTTCTCTAAAGCAATCTCTTTGATAAAAAAATCTGAAGTAATTGACATATATTTGACAAGTAAATTAAATTAGTTAACACTCTTTATACTTAACACTCTTTATACTTAACACTCTTTATACTTAACACTCTTTATACTTAACACTCTTTATACTTAATACTCTTTATACTTAACACTCTTCATTAGTATCACCATATTGTTTCATTTGTTGTCGTGTATGATTATAAAATGAGCCTTGTGCAATTTGTTCGCTATTTGGATTAAAATCACTATAAATATTTGTTTTAAATAATTCAGGAAAAGGTTGGTTCGTAGCATTTTTATTTTGCATAGTAAATTGATATAAATCACTTTCTGATGATGGGACATAAACAGATTGACTACATTTTTGTAGTGCATAGATTTGATTCCTTAATTCGGATTCAACATTTACATTACTAGCAAATCCTGACCATGGACTTGTTGTATTTCCAGGATTAAATGTATATTTTGAATTATAAGTTGCTTCAACTTTCATAGGTACATGTGCTGGTGTTCTTGGGTCAACAATAGGTAAAATTGAATACTTTGTCATTACAGGGCGAACACTTAAATAAGATTGAAGATTTTGAGAAGGAAAGTTTCTAGCAAATATTCGTTCATTACTAACATCCACTATTCTCATACTAGATTCTAAATTATTACACATAATATTATAAAAGAATATTAAATTATTGGAAAATTAACATCATTATTACATTCAGGTGATTTAATTACAAAACTATTTATCATTGATTTAATTATAGGAGGTAGTGTTGCAAAAGTGAAAAATCCATATTGTTTATTATCAGTTGGATTATTATATATAATTAATTCATAATGTGTTGGACTAGTCCACCAAATTAAAATATATCCATTATAGATATTTTTGTTATTATTTTCATTCAAAATGCAGTTAATATTATTTTGATTTGAATCAAAAATAATAAACTGAACATTTAATAGACGTCTTAATAAAGTAACTGCCAAAGTATCTGCCCAATAATTTGAAGATTCTAAATACAATTTAAATGTAGGAAACAAATTTGGATTATGTAAAGTATATATTAAATTATTTATTTCATTATTATCTTGTTTGTTCATAGGTTTACTTAATTCTTGTCTAATTTTATTCACATTATTTTTATTATAATTATCTCCATATATTTGTCTTATATATGTAATACCTCTACGGTCATTTGCTATAAATAATTGCCATTGTTGATTATCATACTCAGCAAACATTTGTTTTGTAGTATTACTTGAAACTAATTTACGAAGATTTTGTGAATAAGATGAATTATAAGATTTTAATCCTTCACTAATTGTAAGAAAAAAACAATCCCCTCCTCCATCATTGGGCACAACTTGAAAATTATTTTGTGTTAATATTCCTAATAAATTAGTAGGATTGGATTGGATTAGTTTTTTTATTGGTGGTTGAGTTTGTATTGGTTTTATTGGTTGACTATCTAATCCAAATAAATTTTTTAACCAATTTTGTGGTTCTTGTATTTTTGGAGGTTCTTTATTTTGTTTTAATTGCATAAATGATTTACGGTTTGATTTACGGTTTGATTTACGGTTTGATTTACGGTTTACAATATTTACAATTTCACGTCTACGTTGCGAACGACGCAGTGATGCCGAATTTCTTGCTCTAATAGATGCTTTTTTATTATAATTTCCTTTTGAATAAAATTTTGCAGCACTTACTCTAGCACCATTAGATTTTCGACTTACATTACCTTTAAAAAGAGAATAATGTTCTGGTTTTGGATTATCTAATATTTCCTGTAATTCTTTACTTGTTTTATAATTTTTTGGGTCATTCATAGAATACCATTATTTAAAAAAATTTTGTAAGTAAAGCATGAGTTTTTTACTTACAATTTTATCAATTTCATATTCTGTGCTAGATTTCTCAGTATAAGAAAACTGAAATAATATTGGTATTTTTATTAAACTAGTTATTCTATTTGTGATTACTTCATTAGTTAAATCATAAATATATGGTTTTACTTTAATATAAACTACATTATCTACATCCATATCTTTATAATAAGTATTATCTATAAAACAAATTTGTGCATTTATTGGTATTTTAGAACAACTTAATAAGTCTTGGTGTGTTTTTTTATGAGTTGTTCGATTTGGTTCTATTCTTTTCCCATTAATTTTAAAAGCACTTATTATTTTATCAAATAAAGGATATTTTAATTTTATTTCAAAATAAGTTTTAATATATTGTATCCAGTCAGCAGAAGATTGATTATTTGTATAAATCATAACTTGATTGCATTTATCCATTTTTTTTTGATATTTAATATAAGTTAGTATAGTTAATAAATGTGGACGAATAAATTCAGGGAATAACTCTAGCAATACATTGAAATCAGATTGTCCTAATTTAGCTTTGGATTTAGCTTTTGCATGATTATTTAAAATTTGCCATATTTTACCTAATTTAGAAAAATAGCCCATGGTTTCATCTATATCGAAAACCACTATTTTCGTCATAAAATATTTATATATTATAATAATGACAATTAAATTAAATCAATCAGATTATACAAAGATATTAAACTATTATAATCTGACAATTCCAAAAAATAAAACTACATTAAAAAATCGTGCAGAACAAGTATTGTCTGATAAATTATGTAGATGTATTAAAAAAGTAGGCAATTCAGTCAAATCTGAACCTCGTTCTATTGGTATTTGTACTAAAAGTATATTTAAAAGAAAAGGATTGAAAAGAGGAAGGTTTACTTGTCGAAAGAACGGGCAAAGGAACAATAAACCTTTCATTGAACTTGGGAAATAAGTGTCGCGTGGGCGCACTACGAGTCACTCACAAAGTATTATGCATTGCTATATAAATGAAAGCATGGTGTAGTGCGCCCGCGCGCCACCCAGGATAATCTTACGTGTAAAAAAAATTGAAATAATTAAAAATAACAACAATTACTATAACAAAAAGAAATGAACGCACAAATTGCATTATACGAAGACTTTTGTCGGGATGGGGATAATTCGCAAATGGCGATATTATTTGGAAATCCAACTGGGTGACCATTAACTCCCCAAGAACAGATACAGGACTTGAAATTATTTCAACATTATATTGATGTATTTAATGAAAATGTATTATACTCTATTCAACACAAACAAGAAAAACAACCCAGCAAGGATAAACAAAATTACTTAAAAGAAAAATGGCTTCGATTCCATTATTTTAATTCGGACCTTTTTACTATACCCTATAAGATTGATAAGCCTGTTGAGTATGTTGCAGAATGAATTACCATGTTTGCTATTATTTTGTAACTAATAATTAACCTTTTTTAGTTGAAATAAAAAAGGTAGGTTAATTACAATAAGCAAAATAATTTACTAACTACGTTCCATGGACCCAACATATCCTTCATAAATCTTTCTCATCTTGCTCAAGAAGTTGCTGATAAGCAATATATTCGAAAGATGTCATGTTTTTTTCGTAATATTGAAACAACGTTTCGTCTAATCGAATATCATCTTCCATATGGCGAAGAAATGCTTCTTCAAAATCTACATAACTTTGCTCCTCCAACTGTGGTGGTGGTTTCTTACTAGTTACCTGACATAACGCCGGAAATTTTTGTTTGGATTTTTCATGCTCTTCTGTTTCTCTCTTTTTTTCATTTTTTCTTTTTAGTTTAAAACAATTATTTATATTGTGATTCTTGTGGCAATATCTACAGTCCTCGATTAATTTTGGGAGACTCATTTCGTTTGTTAATTACTTATCTGTTATTTATTACAATTATTTCAATTTTTACTGAAAAGCTCAGGAATCCAAGTAATCAAGTGCGGCTAAAAGAACTTGTTCTTGTTTAGATAGTTTTTGGAATATCATGAGTTCATCTGGTTTTAAATAAAAATGTTTATTTGCAAAATTTTTACATACTATAGCAATACCTTTATCTGTAATTTTAATATCACAAATGATACCACCATGTGTTAAATATATATTTTCTGGGTCATTTAGAGATATCCATCGAATATAGGCACCATGTTTTAAATCATTTAATTCATCAATATATTGATAATCTGTGAGTTTAGATAAATAATCTTTTAATATTGATGAATCTAATTCTAATTCTTTTAGCATCATTATTTTCATTTCTTTAATCTTTTTTAATGACATTTTCATAATTTGTTCGTTTGAATCATTATCTAGTGCTTTTAATAAAATATCTATATCCATATTTTATTAAATTAATAATATATCTTTATCCATATTTATTAAATTATTAATATATCTTTATCCACTTTTACAAAAGTTGAGCGTAGCTAAGCGAATGCAATTGCTGGCTAAAAATTAGACCCAAATGCACTTCCACCTAATACTTCATTAGCAGCCATTATCATACCATCGCCAGGAGTAGATGCTCCTATTAATGGATTTTGGTCACTTTTATTATACATGGCATTATAATCAGGTAACTGTTGGGTTGATGTAGTTGAATTTGGTAACTGACTTATTGGAGTTCCACCACCATATAAAGAATTTAATTCAGGACCTCCATATCCTTGTCCACCTCCACCTTGTCCACCACCTTGTCCTCCACCTTGTCCTGAAATAGGTTGACTTACTTTTACAGTACCTTTCTTTTTACCATCTGACTTTTTTCCATCACCATCTTCCATGCCTTCTTTAGGTCCATTCCATAATTCAGAAACTCTATCATGTATAATAGATATCTTATCTCCTAATTTTGTGTGAAGACTTAGTAATATTAACATTGTTGCTAAAGTAAATTGAGTAATACTAAATTCTAAATATTTAATACCACTATATGTTGGAATATAAGTAATTAATCGATTCACAAAAAAGATTCCTAAAATGATGGTTATTAATTGTCCGACTATTTCAATTACTAATTCTATACTTCCTTTTTGTTCATCTGCTTCAGGAATAAATTTCTGCATTACTTTATTTAAAATGACAACAGGTATTAATGCTAATACTGCATATTGAATAATATTCATTAATTCAGATTTTGTTTCTGAATCAAAATTAAAAACATAAGAAAAAAATCCAGAAATTCCTGTATTTGAACCTCCGCTTTTCGATTCAAGTGTATCCATATGTTTTATAAAAAGAAATTAAAAATGATTTATTATAATTAAATAATGAGTAAAGAACAAGAAGAGTTAGAAAAGTTACAAGAGTTAGAAAAGTTACAAGAGTTAGAAAAGTTACAAGAGTTAGAAGAAGAAGAAGAGAGAAAACAACAAACTCAAGAAACCCAATATTTACAATTAATACATACTATTTTACAAGATGGGTCATTTGAAATGGGGCGTAATGGAAATACTTTAAGTATTTTTGGAGCAACTATGCGTTTCTCTCTTAAAAATAATACAATTCCAATTTTAACAAGTAAAAAAGTTGCATGGAAAACATGTTTAAAAGAATTATTATGGTTTATATCTGGTTCAACCGATAATCAAAAATTACTTGACCAAAAAGTCCATATATGGACAAGCAATGCTTCTAGAAGTTTTTTAGATAGTAGAGGATTAGAACATTTATTGGAGAATGATTTAGGACCAGTATATGGTCATCAATGGCGACATTTTAATGCTCCTTATCAAAATTGTGATACTGATTATTCTGGACAAGGTATTGACCAATTACAAAATATTATTAATGCATTGAAAGACCCAGCACAAAGAAATTCAAGAAGATTAGTAATGAGTGCTTGGAATCCTGTTCAGTTAAATGAAATGGCATTACCACCTTGTCATATTCTTGTACAATTTAATGTTTGTCATGGAAATAAATTATCATGCGCACTTTATCAAAGAAGTGCTGATGTTGGATTAGGAATGCCATTTAATATTGCATCGTATTCATTTTTAACACACATTTTAGCAAAACATTGTGGTTTAGAAGCAGATGAATTTATATATAATGTTGGCAATTGTCATATTTATGAAGAACATATTGATGCATTAAAATCACAAGTATTAAATACATGTTATGAGTTTCCAACTATTGAAATTACACAAGTTCATGAAAATATTAATGATTATAAAGTATCTGATATTACAATAGATAATTATAAATGTAATGATGCATTATTTATGAAGATTATTGCTTAGCGTTTAGTTGGTGGAGTTGTCATTGGAACTGTATCTATTTTTGCTACAGAAGCAATGCCTGCTACAGACATAATTAATAAGATAAATATAATCGCTATAATTATTGGAAATAATACTAAAATCCATGAAAGAGTTTTATATCCATTAGTACATAAATATTGTATTAGCCATGTCCAAAAAATAATCATTATAGCCTGCATAACTGTTGAACCTAGCGAAGCAGATTGAGCTAATGAGGCAAATATAGATATTATTGAAAATACTAAATATACTATTGCAGGAGCACATAACTTTTTGATATCCATTATAATAATTAAAGAAAATAAAAAGAATACTCGCGTAAAGAATTTAAAAACAATATAACAATTCATCTTAATGAGCGGTAATAGAGCAAATGCATCAGCAAGAAGTAAACGTGCTGGTGGCGCGGATATTAATACAACACCTATTCAAGGAAACCGACCTGGTCAGCAACAACAATATCAACAACAGCAACAATATCAACAACAAGCTGCTCCTAAATTATCAATTTCTGATGCAATTGGATTAATTACATTACGTTTAGGAAGAGTTGAAAATATTGTTCAAACAATACAAACTAATCCTAATGACCCTACCACATTTAATGGTGACGATAATTCAAAATTAGTTGATGGGTCAGTTTTTGATAGTATTGTTAAAAGAATAGAAGTATTGGAAAAAAGACCTGTGCAAGTAGCCGCACCAGTTCAACCAGTGCAACCAGTCCAAGTAGCCCAAGTACCTTCAGTACCTTCAGTACCACTACATATTTTGCAAAACTATGTTACTTTAGATAAATTTACAAAGGAAATGAAAGAACTAAAAGAGCTAAAAGAAATGAAAGAGACACCCGATTTGGCTACAATTAAATCTGAAATTGCAGAATTGAAAGAGCTGTTATTAAAATTGCAATCTTTTACTATGGATACAAATAATAAACTAGTAAATATTATCTTTAACGACTCGCCAAGATTTATAAACGAACAAGAGGAAGATGAAGAAACTGATTGCCCAATAAATTTTAATACAACAGGGTTTAATGCATCCAATTTTATAGAATTATCTCAAGAAGGAGGGTTTAGTGGTTTTAATTTAAAAAAAATGATACAACATGAATTATGCAAAAATATGAGTTCTGAACAATTAGATGAGAAACTAGATAGTTCAACTATTATTGAATTAAATGTTGAAGAAGTTGTATAGATTACTGAGTAATAATAACAAAATATTAGTCTATTTTGTTATTAAGTTAATGAAAATATTTTTAACTATTTTTATTTTTTGTCTAGTATTATTTATCTATCTTCATATCCAATTTCATTTAAAATTAAGCAATGATTTAGAAATATATGAACTAGATAACGCATCTAAAGATAAATTAGAAGAAATTTGTGATATTCGGCAACCTGTTATTTTTGATTTTGAAAATGATAAAATAGTTCAATCTACTAATAAAGATGCTATATTATCAAACTATAAAGCATTTGATATAAATATTAGAAATAGTAATGACCAAAATTATGATAGTGAAATTTATGTTCCATTGCAGTTTCAAACAGCGATAAAACTATTTACAGATGATACAGACAGTTCTTTCTTTTCTGAAAATAATCAAGATTTTTTATCTGAAACTGGACTTATAAAACAATTTCAATATAACGATGCATTTATTAGACCATATATGGTATCAAATTGTAATTATGATGTTATATTAGGGTCTGCTGGAGTAGTTACACCATTTCGATATGAATTAAACTATCGAAATTACTTTTTAGTTACACAAGGTTCTATTCAAATTAAATTGTCACCTCCAATGTCAACTAAATATTTAAATATGGTATATGATTATGAAAATTTTGAATTTAGAAGTCCAATGAATCCTTGGAATATACAATCAAATTATTCTGCGGATTTTGATAAAATTAAATGTTTAGATGTTACGTTAACTATAGGACAAACTATTCAAATACCCGCATATTGGTGGTATAGTATTAAAATGGAAAAAGATACAAGTATATCTTGTTTTAGATATAGAACATATATGAATAATGCTGCAATATGTCCTCATATTTTTATGTATGGATTACAATTACAAAATATTAAACGAGATAGTGTGAAAAAGCATGATATTACTGCATTAAATAAAAAAGTTAAAACGAATGAAGAAGAGAAACATAATGAAAATAAAGAAGTTGATAATAAAGAAGTCAAAGAAGAAGAATATACAACTTCTATTTCTGATTTACCTTCTTCTTAGTTTTTTCTTAGTTTTTCTTAGTTTTTCTTAGTTTTTCTTAGTTTTTCTTACTTTCTTAGTTTTTCTTAGTTTTTCTTACTTTCTTACTTTTTCTTAGTTTTTCTTACTTTCTTAGTTTTTCTTACTTTCTTACTTTTTCTTAGTTTTTCTTACTTTCTTAGTTTTTCTTACTTTCTTAGTTTTTCTTACTTTCTTACTTTTTCTTCTTTCTCTCTTCTTTCGACTTTTCCTTTGTATTTTATTTTTTTTACTTTTTCTTTTACCAACTCCTATTTTATCTGTATATTTCATTAACATTTTCAAATAAGGAATTAATTGTACTTGTTTATGTATAGTAAACATTATACCATATATTTTTTTAAATTAGAATATTTATTTATATGATTATCCAAAATATATTTAAAAATAAATATATTTGGTTCTGGTAATATATGAGATGTACTTACATAATCAGTATTATCATCCATGTTACTTAATATAAATAATTCTATTATTAATTGTTCTAGTTTTTTATCAATATTTTGTTTTACTATACTTGCATATTCCTGATTATATATAAAATATATATCAAATAATAGAATACTATATTTTATATTCATATTGATAAATAATTTGACTATATATGTAAATGTTTCTAATGGTATTTCTGGTAAAGTAATGCTAGTAATTGCTTCTGGATTATCTTCAACGGTTACAATAATATCTTTCAATTGTTTAAAATAGAGTTGTTTTTGTTCTTGTATTGATTCATTTTGTTCTGCTACTTAACTCTTTTCTGCTACGTGTATACTTTTTATTGATTTTGCTAGTTCATTTGATTCTTTTATATTTAATTCTGTATCTAAAAGACTACTTATTTTACGTATATTATCAAATAAAGAAATATTACTTGTTTTTTTAATAATATATATCCAATCCATCGTACTTAATAATAAAATACCTTGGATTACTTTATCATAGGTAATACTTAATTCAACAATATAATTCATATCTTCAGGATTTATATTTTGTATAATATCTTTCCATTCATTTGGTGATATAGTATGTAATTTAGATTCAGAGACTAATTTCAAATAATCTATAACTGGTTTACATATAAAAATAGCAGGAATATCTGTTTCTATATCTGGTATATAATCAAGTATTTTTGATATTTTAATAAAAATATAGGGTTTATCTACACTCCAATATGGATTAGATTCAATAATATCATGCGCTAGTTTTGGAAAATTAAATCGTATCCATGTTACTATATAATCTATTATTATCATTTTATGAATTATTGAATGAAGCATTTTAAAATAATAGCATGATAATTTATCATGCAAATTAGTATTAGAAAATATAGATATAATATCACTGATTACAAATGATTTTAATGGATTTATATTAGATAAATTATCAAAAAGAATTATACTATCATTATTTTTTATTAATTTAAATAAATTTAAAATAAATAATTTATCAATAGTATTCCAGTACATTGTTCCCGAATCACTGATAATAACATCATATTTATTTTGCAATCTACTTGTTAAATATGTAATATTTGTAATTAATAATGGATATTCTTCTATAGTTAATTCTGTATATTTTTGTATAATAGTTGATATATTAGGATATCCTTCAATATTTGTTACATAGATAACTTTATCTATATCTGTTAAAATAAAATGTGAATTTTCTTCAGGTATAGCTCCAATAATAATAGCATTTTTAGTATCATTAGTAATATAATTATTACATTGTATTATTTTTTCATTCAATATATTTTCATTGTTATTTATATCTTGCATATATATATGCAAGATAAATGGTCAACTGATATGGAAATTATTTTAGATGATATTCGGAAAAATGCTACTATACTTAGCGACCATCATAAAAATGCGTATTTATATTATAAATCTTATTTAAAATACTTTCGCATTCCTACCATTATTCTGTCTACTTTTAATTCTGTTATTTCTATCGGACTTTCTGCATATGTAGCTCAATCCTATGTTTCAGAAATTACATGTGCTGTTTCATTAGTTTGTACAATAATAACATCCATAGAATTATATCTTAATATTCAGAAATATATGGAAAATGAATTGTCTATTAGTAAAGAGTTTTATATTTTATCAACCGATATTTATAAAATGCTTTCATTAGATAGAAAAAATAGAGGGTCTGATGGAGGAACATTTTTAGATAATCGATATAGTACATATTGTAAATTAATTGAAAATTCAAATATTATTAATTTAAGTGATTCATCGTGGTGCGGTAAATCTAAATCTGAAATTGAAAAAACTATGGACCAATTAACTCCTATTAAAATTAGGCAGTTTAGTGAAATGATACCTGAACCACCTAGCTTGATTCATAATTTAAAACCAATAAAATTACCATCAATTGAACCATCAATTGAACCATCAATTGAACCATCAATAAGTTCTAATTCAATAAAATCTTTATTTTCTTCTTTTATTAAACCACCTACACCTACTACAATAAAAAATATATCTAATTCAATGAAATATATACCTATTTCAACTAAATATGAAATAGAAGAATTACCTATTTCAATAAACACTTTGACAAATACACAACCTATTCATTCTATTATTCCATTGACATCTACTCCTATTACTAGAATTGCAAATGTAACTACTGCATTTATTAATAAAGTAGATGAAGTAACTAATGAAGTAACTAATGAAGTAACTAATGAAGTAACTAATGAATCTACTAATGAATCTACTAATGAATCTACTAATGAATCTACTAATGAATCTACTAATGAAGTAACTGATATAGCGACTGAAGTAACTGATATAGCGACTGAAGTAACTGATATAGCGACTGAAGTAACTGATATAGCGGCTAAAGTAACCGAATTAACAATGAATACTACTGAAAATGTAATTATATCTATTAATGATACGATTGAACAACCTACACTACCTACACTACCTACTAAAAGGGGTCCAAAACCTAAAAAGAAATAATTAAACTATATTATTATCTAAAATATCATGAATTCTTCTATTTTGAACTGAAACATGTATCCATTCAACTAATGATATACATAAAAATAAAGATACAATATTGAACAAAACCCAGTTACTATTATAACTTGAAGTGAATACCAAATATTATTAGATGAATGGGTATTTGTTTGATTAAATATTATTGGACTAATCATTGTTGATATATATTTCATTTCATTAATACTATCTAGATGTAGCTAGCTTACAATAATATCAATTTTTACTTAAATATAAACAGTAATACTATATAAATGTATTGTGGTATATTAATTTTAGAAAATAACAAAACCTATGGAGTAGTTAATGGACAAGTTAATAAATCAAATAAACATTACTATAGATGCATTCCAAATAATTCTGAACTATCTGATTTATTAATTCCATTTGAATATAAACAAATTGGATTTTCAAAAATATTTAAAAATCATTATATTACATTTAAAATTATTCAATCCACCAATAAACATCCTATTGGACAAATTATACAAAATATTGGACCAGTTGATATTCTTGAACATTTTTATGAATATCAACTTTATTGCAAAAATATATTTCATTCAATCCAACCTTTTACAAAAAATACATTAAAGATGATTACACCTAATATAGAATATGATATTCAATCTTTATTTAAATTTGAAGAGAGAACCTGTACTATATTCTCAATAGACCCTTTTAATTCTAAAGATTTTGATGATGCTTTTTCTATTCAAGAAACTGCCTTAGGTGAATATATTCTCTCTATTTATATTTCTAATGTATCTATTTGGTTAGATTATTTACAACTATGGCAATATTTTTCAAATCGTGTATCAACTATTTATTTGCCAGATAAAAAACATTCTATGTTACCTACGATTTTATCAGATAATTTATGTTCTTTAAAAGAAAATGAATTACGCTTTGCATTTACAATGGATATATTTATTTCAGGTGATATAAGAGAGATAAAGTTTTCTAATACTGCAATAAAACTAAAAAAGAATTATGTATATGAAGAACAAAAACTACTAGCATTACCAGACTATACATTATTAAAAAATATTTCACAAAAATTAAATAAACTTCCCAATACTCATTATATATCTGAAATCACAGATAGTCATCACGTAGTTGAATATCTCATGATATTTATGAACCATATATGCTCACAAAAGCTACTTGCGAAAAACCTCGGCATCTTTAGGAATACGACCTTACTTACGACCTCACAAACAACTTCACAAATAACTTCACTTCATACAGAACAAAAAGAACAATATCAAGGACAATATGTAACGGGATTATCTGATAATTTAACACATAATTCATTAGGATTATCATCTTATATTCATATTACATCACCTATTCGTAGATTAGTTGATTTATTAAATATTCTAGAATTCCAAAAAGAATATTTAACTAATTCTTTATCTCAAGAAGCTTCTCTCTTTTATGATAATTGGTATAGTAAATTAGATTATATAAATAGTTCTATGAAATCAATTAAAAAAGTTCAAAATGATTGTAATCTATTATATTTATGTACAACAAATCCTTCTATTTTAGAACAATCTTTTGAAGGATTTGTTATTGAAGAAGATAAATTAAAAAATAAACTTATGATATATTTACCAAAATTAAAATTATTTGGTAAAATAACTGCAGCAAATATAAATGAATCTACACGTTATAAATTATATATTTTTAATAATGAATCTAAAATGAAAAAGAAAATTCGTTTGCAATATATATGAGTAGTTCATCTAATGATTTATCTTTAATTAACATGTATGCAATTGTTGTTATTGTTGCTCATGGTGAATTATGTGATTTTGGCATACCTTTTGAGCCAGGTAAACAGTCATATCCAACAACTAAAAAAGAATGTGTTGCACAATATACAGCTAATCTTGGTAATCAAGATAGTGAACAAATAGAATTAGATAATATATATGTTTATAATATAGCTGATATAGGTGATAAAGGATATTCAAACTACCGAGGTATTACTAGTAGATTTGGTAAAACTAGTGTATTATTTGAATTATTTAATACTAATTATACTGAAATAAAACGCAAGATTAAACCACATAAGCCACATGACCCAACAGTAATGACTTATAATGCAAAAATTTTAGAATTATTTTTTGAAAAAAATATAGAAGAATTTAAACAGTTATATAAAAATCAAGCATTTAAATCAGAGAACCCTAGAATTTTACAACAAATATCAACTGCTCAACCTTTTAATATTATGACTCGTCGAAAATCATTAAATATACAAATGACATTTGCCCCAAAGCCCTCCACTAGTTTTAAACACGTATCAGATTTATCTTCATATAAACATGATGATTTTTCTGGCGTATTTTTAGTATTTAATACTATTCATCAGTTCGCAACACTATTTGATATAACATTATTTCATACTTGGCGAAATATTAATACATTATTTGGATATGAAGTGGATAATGATTTACATGATACTATTCGGAGATATATTGAACTTTGGAATTCACGACCGGATATGGATGTACGCATTATAATTAATACTGATGAAATAATTGACATTGATATTGCATCAGGAAGAGTTATAGTTACAAAAGAAGCAACAAAAATAACAAAATTATCAACAATTAATATTTATCATATTATTTTTATTATTTTAGATTATGTACAACAAATTACTACTGCGGGTAATTATTCTAGTAGTATAATGTTTTTAGATGAAGATGGTCGTGATATTGACGAGACAAGTAAACCTTTTGATTTTGATAAAACAATAAATAATTTTTTTAAAATAATGTGTAAAACGGCTATACTTAAATTATATGTAGATTCTTTTACATGTAATGATTTTCCTGGTTGGTATAGTGAAGAAGAAAAAATAGCTGAACGAAAAGCAAGTAAACCAAGAATCACTGAAACACAAGAAATTGAAGCTGAACAAGGATTTATTACAACTAGAAAAATGTCACGCCGTTCACAAGAAGTCATGAAGGATGCTTTATTAAAAATAGGAGCAGAAATAGGAGCAGAAATAGGAGCAGAAATAGGAGCAAAAACAAGAGAACCAAACAAAAGAAAACCTGATGAAGAGTCTGATGAAGAAGAGTCCGATAAAGAAGAGTCTGATGAAGAATCTGGACAAGAAGAATCTATAGCTAATACACATGCAAAAAAAAGAGCTAATACAACTGAAGCCAAAGGAATTAATAACAAAAAATATAGA